GATCGTTCGCAGAACGGCTTTCTAGTTTGCCTCGCCGGTCTCGGATTGTTGATCGGTGGCATCATCGAATTGATCTTTTAGGATCTGAGAAGGAGCCTTCAAATGGCAAATAAGCCCGTTTTACTCGACCGCTGGGGCCAGCCCGTCAAGCGCGCCGCCCTGACCGAAGAAGTTGCCGCGGCCACACTCGGTGGCGTGCGGTCACCGCTGTCCGGTCATCCAGGCGACGGCTTGAACCCTATTCGCCTGGCAAACATCTTGCGCGAAGCTGACCAGGGGGACCCGGTGCGCTATCTTGAGCTGGCGGAGGTCATTGAGGAGCGCGATCCCCATTATCTTGGTGTGCTTGGCACACGCCGCCGGTCGGTCAGCCAGATCGAGATCACGGTCGAAGCAGCCTCGGACGAAGCCTTCGATGTCAAGTTGGCCAACATGGTGCGCGAATGGCTGGATCGTGACGAGCTGAGCGACGAGCTCTTCGACATTCTGGACAGCATCGGCAAAGGCTACTCGTTTACCGAAATCATATGGGACACATCGGAGGGCCAGTGGCAGCCTGAGCGCCTGGAATGGCGCGACCCGCGCTGGTTCCGTTTCGATCGCGTCAATCTGGCCACCCCGATGAAGCTCGATGACCACGGCCAAGAGGTTCCTCTCGAGGCTTTCAAGTTCATCTATGCCAATGTGAAGGCCAAGTCCGGGCTTGCTTTGCGGTCAGGTCTTGCGCGGGTCGCCATGTGGGGCTGGATGTTCAAGGCCTTTACACAGCGGGACTGGGCCATCTTCAGCCAGACCTATGGTCAGCCGCTGCGTTTGGGTAAATGGGGGGCCGGTGCCAGCGAAGCGGACAAGAACACGCTTTTCGATGCCGTCGCCAATATCGCAGGGGATTGCGCGGCGATTATTCCCGAGAGCATGTCGATCGACTTTGTGGAAACCAGCAATGTCGGGGCCTCGGCCGACCTTTACGAAAAGCGCGCTGACTGGCTGGACAAGCAGATTTCGAAAGCGGTGCTGGGTCAGACGGCAACAACTGATGCTGTCACCGGTGGGCTTGGATCCGGCAAAGAGCATCGTCAGGTCCAAGAGGATATCGAGCGGGCTGATGCCAATGCATTGGCAGCGATCCTCAACCGAGATCTGATCCGGCCATGGATCCAGCTCGAACACGGCCCACAGAAGCGATATCCAAGACTGAAAATCGGACGGCCGGAACCAGAAGACCTGAAACAGATTGCCGATGCGCTCGGCGTGCTCGTTCCGATCGGGTTGCAGGTCAGCGAAAGCGAGATCCGCGCCAAGTTCGGATTTGCGGACCCGAAGCCCGGCGACCGGATCTTAATGGCGTCCAAGCCTGATGTCGCCCTACCAGCCGCAACGGTTGGGGCCGCTGGGATCGAAACCGCCCCTCAGAGCGAATTTGAATACCGTTTGAATACCCTTCCGCCCAAATCCGGCGTCCTTGCCCCTCAGGCGGAGCAATCGCCCTCAGAGGCGATTTCTGGCGCTGAACCGGTAGACGCGCTGACAGCCCGGCTTCAGGAGGCCGCGCAGCCCGCCATGGCAGAGATGATTGCACAGGTCGAAATCATGCTGGAGGGTGCAGGTTCGATCGAGGAACTGCGCGAGATGTTCTTCGCGGCGTATCCTGATTTGGACGCCAGCGCTCTTGGTAATGCAATTGCCGATGCAATGGTGGCAGCAGACGCAGGTGGACGGGCGCTCGCGGAGACCACAAGTGGCTGATGAGGTCCGCGCCACCTTTCGCCAACCGTTCAAGGAACAGGTCGCAGCGTTCCGGCTAAGGCTCGGGGATCTTGTCCCCACGTCGAGGTGGGATGATATCTCCAAGGCTCAGCACGATCGTGCTTTCATGGTGGCAGGCGCGTTGAAAGCCGATCTGCTGGCCGATCTTGGGGCTGCCGTCGACAAGGCGATCTCGCAGGGGACCGGACTGGAAGAGTTTCGCCGGGACTTTCGCCAGATTGTGGAACGTCGGGGATGGCATGGATGGACGGGTGAAGGTAGCGTCAAAGGAGAGGCCTGGAGAACGAAGATCATCTACAGAACGAACATATTGACGACGATGGCAGCTGCGCGTCACGCGCAGCATATTGACGGCAATTTCAAGTTCTGGGTCTACGAGCACAGTGGCGCACCCCATCCACGTCTCGATCATTTGTCCTGGAACGGGCTGATCTTGCCTTCAGATCATCCGTTCTGGGCAACACACTATCCCCCAAATGGCTGGGGATGCGGCTGCCGTGTTCGAGGGGCCCGCACTTTGGCAGGCGCGATCCGCGTGGGCGGCGACCCTTCGAAGACATTGCCCGACGATTGGGAGGTAATTGATCCTCGCACAGGAGTTCCGACGGGGATCGACAGCGGTTGGGACTACGCTCCGGGCGCGACCGTTAGCGACGTCGTCCTTGCGATGAAGAACAAGGTGTCAGATCTGCCCAGACAGCCTTCGATCGACATGATCCAGGACTGGCTCTCCGGCAGTGGTTTTGAAAGCTGGGCCGCCGAACCGGTAAACGCCTGGCCACTCGCCAGATTGCAGACCAAAGACGCTGATCGCCTAAATCTGGTAAATCCAGTGGCTTGGTTGTCTGCAGAGACTATCGCCCGCCAGGGCCGTCGCTACCGAGACCTCACAGCACGCGACTATCAATTGGCGCAGACCGTCATCGACAGGGCGAGCCAGAATGTGGCGATGCGTGGCAATACGCTGATCTTCCTGCAGCCCGACCCAAGCCAACCAGGATATGTTCTGGTTTTGACGGCAACTGTCCGAAATGGTGAGCTCTACCTGACTAGCTTCCGCCGCCTGACCGAAGCTCAAGTCAAAGCAAACCGGCGTCTCGCGCCGTTGCTCAATCAGCGGGAGTGATGAGATGATCACGGTCGAGCTGGAAGACGCAGACGTCGAACGCATCCTCGCCAGACTTTCCGCGAGCTTGTCTGACATGTCCGAGGTCATGAATGAAATCGGTGAGCAGCTCGAGTTCGAAACCGTAAAGCGCTTTGAAGACGGGGTCGCTCCGGACGGCACGCCATGGGCCCCGAAATCCCCGACCACGATCGCGGCCTATGAACGCCGCGGCCACACCGTCGACGTGCGGCCGCTGTTTGGTCCCAATGTTGATGGGCAACCTTTGCGCTCAAGCTTCTTTCGCGACTATGGACCCGATTTTGTCGAATTGGGCACCAACAAGATCTACTCGGCCGTCATGCAGTTCGGTGCAGCCAAGGGTGCGTTCGGAACAAACGCGCGTGGTGGCTCCATCCCTTGGGGAAACATCCCGGCGCGGCCTTTTCTTGGGATATCGGATCAGGATCGTCTCAACATTGCCGGGATCGTCGAGGAATGGCTTCAGGACATCGTAGTGGATTGACCCAAGCCGCCCCTCGCGCCTAGTCTACGATTAATTCCCGACATTACCTGACCCTCCCCGCAAGCGCTTGCGGATGTTTTGAGGCACCTACCTGCGGCAATTATCGCTGCATGAACGTAGCCCCTCAATTCACCGCGCTTATGAGTGCCCAAGCCCTGCCGGATGTCGCAGTTCTTGGCAGTGCGCCCGAGTGGATCCACCTGCTTCCCGCGGGCCTGATCCAGACCGGCGACAAGCGCGGTCCCTATCTTGCTGCAAACTTCGAGCAGATCATTTCCGAGAGCTTCCTCCACGCCCCAAAGCTGCCGATCGACATCAATCACGCCATCCATCTGCGCGCGCCAAAAGGGGAAGAAGCCCCTGCGTTTGGCTGGATCGTGGCGATGCAGGCCCGTGAGGACGGGCTCTGGGGCAAGGCGGAGTGGACGACAGCGGGCGCGGAGCTGGTCACGTCACGGGCATACCGGGGCATCAGTCCCGTTATCCGGCACACAGCAGACAAAACGGTCACCTCGATCGAATGCGTCAGCCTGGTCAACAAACCCAACCTGCGCGGGCTGACTGCGCTTCATCAACAACAGGACACTCCCCCAATGGATTGGACGAAATTTCTGGCCGATATGCTCGGCCTGCCGGAGACGGCAACCGACGAGGAAATCAAAAAGGCGCTGAAAGGCAAGATGTCTGGGGCCGATGACAAGCCTGCGCTGCAATCGCAGCTGTCAGAGATTGGTATCGCTCTTGGGCTCGGCGCAGATAGTGCCCCTGCTGACATTCTCGTGGCAGCTCAGAACCAGGGCTCAGACGAGACGATCGTCGCGCTGCAGGCCGAAATCACCACCCTGGCAACCTCGCTGAATGAGTTGCGCGACACCGGTGCTAAAACCGCCGCCACGGCCTTTGTGGATGGCGCAATCAAGGCAGGCCGCGTGGGCGTCAAGCCAATGCGCGATCGCTACATTTCCATGCACATGAAGGACGCCTCGGGCACCGAAGAGCTGATCGGCGCAATGCCTGTGCTCAGCGGTTCCGGCACCTCGATCATCGCACCTGCCCGCAAGGACGGCGAGCTCTCGCTGAACTCCGAGCAGCTGAGCATCGCCAAGATGTTGGGGCAGGATCCCAAAGACTATGCCGCCACGCTCGCTGAAGAGCAGGCCCAACTGGAGGACAACTGATGACAGCACTGACTGCAGGGCGCAACACGCCCCAGATCGCCGGTGATATCCGCAATGGTCTTCTGGCAGCTTCGACTGCCGTTTTTGCCGGATCGCTTCTGATGCGCAACGCTGCTGGATTTGTCGTCAAGGGTGCGACCGCCACAGGCCTTGTGGGCATCGGTCGCGCAGAAGACGCGGGTGACAATTCCACAGGCAGCGCCGGAGACGCAGCGGTACTCTACCGCCCCGGCGTCTTCCGATTTGCGAACTCCGCTGGCGCTGACGAGATCACCGTCGCCGAAATCGGTGATGTGGTCTTCGCGGTTGATGATCAGACCGTCGCCAAAACCGATGCAACGGCATCGCGCTCTCCGGCCGGGTTCGTCGACAATGTCGATGCCCTGGGCGTCTGGGTGCGCTTTGACGAAGTCCTCACCAAAATCGCTACGGCGTAAGGAGACCATTCAATGCTCATCAATACTCCAAATCTTGAGGCCATCCGCGTCGGCTTCAACACCGCTTATAAGCGGGGTCTCGGACAGGCCGAGACGCAGTACACGCGGATCGCCACTGTGGTCCCCTCGTCGACGCGCGAAAGCCGGTACGGCTGGCTCGGCAAGATGCCCAACATGCGCGAATGGCTTGGGCCTCGTTTGATCCAAGGTCTTGCTGAGCATGACTACGCGATCAAGAACAAGGACTTCGAACTGACCATCGGCGTCGATCGCAACGACATCAAGGATGACAACCTCGGGATCTATGAGCCCATGTTCGTCGAGATGGGCGAAAGCACAGCCGCTCACCCTGATCTCCTCACATTCGGAGCGCTTGCAGGTGGCTTTGCAACCGAATGCTACGATGGCCAGTATTTCTTCGACATGGATCATCCCGTTATCAACGAAGACGGTTCGATGGGCACGGTCGCAAACACCGACGGTGGTTCGGGCGCGCCTTGGTTCTTGCTCTCGACCAACCGATCGCTGAAGCCGATGATCTTCCAGGATCGCGAAAAACCCATGTTCGTGGCCAAGGACAATCCCAAAGACCACAACGTCTTCATGAACAAGGAATTCGTCTACGGCACCGATGCCCGCTACAACGTGGGCTATGGTTTCTGGCAGATGGCATGGGGGTCGAAACAGACCCTGAACGCCACACGCTACGCCGCCGCCCGTGCCGCTTTGCAGGGCATGAAGGGCGACCATGGGCGTCCCTTGGGCATCAAGCCAAACCTGCTGGTTGTGCCGCCTTCGATGGAGCAGGCAGCGCTCGAGCTGCTGAATGCCGAACGCGACGCTGCCGGTGCCACCAACGTCTGGAAAGGCACTGCGGAGCTGCTCATCGTTCCGTGGCTGGCATAAGGGGCTGATCGAATGACACGTACGAAGAAAGCAACCGCCAGCAAGGCCAGCGAGACCAAAGAAGCTGAAGCCGCAAAGCCAGCGGCTCCGGTGGTGGAAAACGCATCTGAAGCCTCGCAACCCACGCCTGAAAATGGCGCGGGTGAGACTAAGGCGACTGAAGCCGCCAAGCCACTGTCGCTTGCAGCGGATCAGGCGTCTGAAGTCGCGCAATCCGATGCCAAAAGCGGCGCGGGTGAGATCAAGGCCGCCAAGGCCCCAAACGAGCCTGCCACTGACCTGGAAGACCTCTCTGCAGCCCTGACGTCCGACGCAAAGCCTTCCCCTCCGACGGAAACACGTGCCGAGGCGGTAGGCAGTTTGGCGGCAGCGTTGCAGCAACGGGATGAGGAAGATCTGATCGTGGTCGTCATCGGCCCCAAAGGTGGTTTCTGGCGGGCCGGTCGGCACTTCACACCCGAACCGACACGCATCCTGGCGTCCGAGCTCAGCGATGAAGAGGCTGCGATGCTGCGTGACGAGCCAAAGCTCGCGATCAGCCTGATGAAAGCTGACGCCGCCGAGTAAAGCGGCAATCTCTTAACCTTTGACCGGCGGCGGGTTTGTCGCCGCCGGTCTTCTCACATTCAATTCGGATGGCTCCCCGTGCCCTATACATCCCTTGCAAAACTGACTGCGAAGTTTGGCGAACATATGCTGACCTCCCTGACAGACCGGGGCGATGTTGCGACTGACGCTATCGATACGGATGTGATTGACCAGGCACTGGCCGACGCAGACGCAATGATCGATGGCTACGTCGGTGTCCGCTACGCGCTGCCTCTGGAGACCACGCCGCCACTCATCGGAAGCCTTGCGCTCGCGATCACGATCTACAACCTCCATGTCGCCAGCCCCGACCCCAAGATCGAAGAAGACTACAAGTCCGCCTTGCGCACCTTGCGGGATATTTCCGGCGGTGGCGTCCGCTTGCCCATCGCCGGGGCCGATGCCCCCGGTACCGGAAGCTCAGGAGCGCGGTTGACCGATCGGGAGCGTCCCCTCACGCAAGCCAGCATGAAGG